CATTATTCCTCACTTTTTATATGTTGATCTATCCATTTTTTAGCTTGTTCAACTGTTGCAAATTCTTCAGCAACAACATCTAATCTGTTTGGTGTCCAAATAGCATAATGATCTATTTCATCATAACCTTCTGAACAATCATAAACATGATCTATGTACCATTTTTTATAAATTATTTGATCTAACATAAATTAACCTCTTTCTGTACTAGGTAGCATTAAAAAGAATTTAACTATAAACAATGCAAAGATACCCAAACCAATTGGTGTATCAATATGAATTGCAATAATTAATCCCAAAAAAGAACAAGCAAAGCAAATTGCAAAATATATTGCTCTAATCATTACAGACCGCCTTTAATTGCCCATGTATGAAGCATAAACAACATCAAACCAGTCAGGCTTGAAGCCATAAATAAAAACACAAACGCTTTAAATAAAAAATCTTTCATAATTAATTAGCCTCACTTTCCCATAAATCTTCAAATTTATTATTAAAGTCATGGAAATTAGCATCTTCAAAAGCATTGTAAGAAATATTATAAATTCCTGTTCCACACCATTGAGAGTATTGAGAAATTAAAATTCCCAAAGCTTCTTCATCTGACGCTTTATTTGGGTCAGTAAATGCTGATTGTTTTTTTAATTTAATTGCTTTTTTTAACAATGACAAAGCTTTATCATTATTGTTATTATCTTTCATATCTGACCTCTTTCTTTTTGGTTTATATCAACTACATAATATTCCTGATGATCTTCTTCATTATCAAACTTGCTATAGATATATTCCCATCCATGTTCAAAGCTAGTAAATGCTTTGTCAGGAAATATTCTATTGTTCATCCAGTCAACTATTTTAAATTTATTTTCCATCATTACGCCTTTCTTTGTTAGTTATTGACAGATTATACTTATTGAATTTATTTGTCAATAGTTTATTAAGCAACTTTTTTTTCAGTTAAAATTGTATAGTCAAGATTACAAAGTTTATTTAAATCAAAGTCTTTTAATGCTTCTTTGATCTTATCTTCATAATTGATTACTAAGCTTTCAGCTAAAAAAATAGACTTCTTCAAAAATAAATAGCTCTTTATATCATGTCTAGTACCTTTTAATGCTGAAGCAATATGCTGTACTACAAACAATTTTGATGCAATATCAACGCTGAAATCATACTTTCTTCCATCACAATATTGTCTATGGTTTTTTTCATATTGTCTTTCAAGCTTGTAAATTTCATCTCTGTAAGCTTTCCAGTCTATGTTGTTTAATATTCTTAATGAGCTGTAAGCGTCATTAATCATTTTAATAATGTCTTTATAAGTCATAATTGCCCTTTCTTTTTAGTTGTTTTTTATGTATAAATTAAACATAACAACTTAATATTATATTGTCAATAGCTTGTCAATACTTAAATATAAAATAATATGAACAAAATAAAATTCGATTCAGCTACTTTGGAAGATGTGTTTGAGCAACTGGCCTTAGGCAAATCTGTAAAATCTGTACTAGATGATAAAAATCTTTCTTATGAAGGTTTAAGAAAATTAATGAGAAAGAAACCAAAGATTAGAAGATTATATGAAGAAGCAAAGGAAGATGGCATTGACTACCTTTTAAGTAATAATATCGACTTGCTTAACAAAACAGTTGATGAATTCAAAGCAAATGGTAAAGGCGATCTAGCAATCACTAATCTATTAAAAGAAATAACTAATTTAAATAGATGGAAAGCATCAAAGTTATTACCAAAATATAATGATAATGCTCAGAAATTACAGCTTTCTAACGCTGATAATAAACCATTGATTGTTAAATGGGCTAAAGATTAAATAAAAATTATTCAATAAAAACAATATTAACACACTTGCAAAGCTACTTATGTTGTAACTTTTAAAGGCATAGTTGCGTCAGGCTGATATAGAGGCATTATTTATTTTTTTTTATGAAGCCAGGCCATGTTCACTTAATAAGTTTATTAATTTAAATAAATTCTAGTCATTACTTGTTCCAATAATAATGACTATCAGTACTAATTAAAAAGATCATGTATTTTTAATGGGGTTTTAAAAGAGGGGTCACCTTCCTGACAAAATCGCTTTGCGTTAATAGCGTTAGGAGGTATATATATCTAAACAAAGAGTTCCTCTTATGCCAAAAAAGAAAATTAAAAAGAAAAACAAAATAAACGCATTAGTTGTAGTTTCAGAATCTACTGAATCTGTGATAATACACTTTGATGGCTTTGACGATCTTCACCATGCTAAACACTTTAGCGATTTCATGCTTGATGAGCTTGGAATTAATCAATTGAATTACCTTGAGAATATGACTATTCACTAACAGGGGGGTTTTGTTTAAAAAATGACTGAAATTGTAATTCCATATACACCTAGAAAACTGCAAAAATTTTTGCACAATGAAATGATAAAGCACCGATTTAATGTAATCGTTGCACATAGAAGGTCTGGCAAGACTGTAATGTGTATCAACCACATGATTAGAGATGCTTTGACAAACCCAAAGCCCAATCCAAGATACGCATTTATAAGTCCNACATTCAAACAGGGTAAAGCAACTGCTTGGGATTATATAAAAACCTTTGGTAAGAATATTCCTTTTGTTAAATTTAATGAATCAGAACTTAGATGCGATTTTCCTAATGGAGCAAGGATAACTATTTTGGGAGCTGAAAACGATCAAGCATTAAGAGGTATCTTTTTGGATGGATGTGTGATGGATGAAACACAAAGTTTATCTCCAACGATATTTCCTGAGATCATCAGACCTGCTTTGGCAGACAGAAAAGGATGGTGTATATTTATTGGAACGCCAAAAGGCCAAAATTATTTTTACAAATTACACAAAGAAGCTCAAACACAAAAGGATTGGTGGACTTCAGTATTTAAAGCTAGTGATACAAAAATATTAGATCAAGATGAATTAGACTCTGCTAAACAAATGATGTCAGAAGATTTATACGACCAAGAATTTGAGTGTTCGTTTCAAGCTGCAATTACTGGATCTTACTATGGTGCAATCATTGATGACTTACAAAAAAATAATAAGATTACAGATGTACCTTATGATGAAAGTTTAGATTGTGAAACATGGTGGGATTTGGGTCTTAAAGATTCAACCGCAATATGGTTTGTGCAAAGACATGGAGATGAGATTAGAGTAATTGATTATGAAGAATCATCTGGAGAAGGCTTAGATTTCTATGCTGACCTGCTAGACTCCAAACCTTATAAATATGATAGACATATAGCTCCACATGATATAAAAGTTAGAGAATTAGGAGCTTTCGGCAAATCAAGATTAGAATCAGCTCTTGAATTAGGTATATCTTTTGATATAGCTCCAAAACTTTCTATTGAAGATGGTATTGAAGCTGTTAGAAAGAATTTACCTAAATGTTATTTTGATAAAGAAAAAACACATCAAGGAGTTGAGGCATTGAAGGCTTATCAAAAAAAATGGGATGACAAAAACCAATGTTTTAAAAACAGACCCATTCATAATTTTGCAAGTCATCCAGCAGATTCTTTTAGATATGGGTGTACTTTTGTTGGTGGTAAAATGACTGACTGGAATGAAGAAGTATATGTTAACACAAATTATATAGTTTAATATGGCAGATAAAAAAATAGAATTTGATTTAAAATTAAAAAGTGTACTTGGCAATCATATAGAAAATGCTCTTGGATATTTGGGTGGTAATCTTTCTGAGTCCAGAAAAAAATCTCTTGAATATTATTTAGGTGATAAACTTGGAACAGAAATAGATGGTCGTTCACAAGTAGTATCAACTGATGTGTCTGACACAATTGAAAGTATCTTACCAAACTTATTAAGAATATTTACAGCATCAGATAAAGTAGTTAAGTGCGAACCTGTAACTGCTGAAGATGTTCCTATGGCAGACCAAGCGACAACTTATTTGAATCATGTTTTTTACAAAGAAAATAATGGCTTTCAATTATTATATAATTTTTTTAAAGACGCATTAATTGAAAAGAATGGTTTTTTAAAAATTTACTGGGATGAATCTGAAAGTGTAGAATTTGAAACTTATCAAAATTTATCATTGGAAGACAAAGAAGCATTAGAAGATACTAGAGATGAAATAGAGTTTATTGAAGAAGAAGAAGTAGAAGACGAATTTTCTAAAGGAGAATTTGAAAAAGCTATTGAGCAATATGAAGCTCAAGGTTTAGAAATTCCTGAAATGCAAACACCAGATTTTATTTTATATAATTGTAAAATTAAAAGAACAAAAAAAACTGGTAAGATAAAAGTTGAAAGTGTTCCACCAGAAGAATTTTTAATTGATCGTAATGCTAAAACAATTGAAGATGCAGATTTTGTTTCTCATAAAGTTTTAATATCAAGATCAGATTTAATTGCTATGGGTTATGATGAAGATGAAGTTAATAATCTTCCAGCATCAAGTGATGATATTTACAATACTGAGAACACAGTTAGACAAGGAAATATAGANGAATATTTAACTGATGATTATGCACAAGGACAAAATACAAAAGTTTCAATTTATGAATCNTATGTNAAATATGACTATGATGAAGATGGTATAGCAGAACTTAGAAAAATAGTTTCAGCAGGTGATGATGGTTCTATGGTGTTAGAAAATATGCCTTGTGATAATATTCCTTTTGTAACTGTTACACCTATCCCAATGCCACACAGATTTTATGGTAGATCAGTTTCAGAATTAGTTGAGGATATTCAATTAATGAAATCAACTGTAATGCGTCAGTTGTTAGACAATATGTATTTAACTAACAATAATAGAGTTGCAGTTATGGATGGCATGGTGAACATGGATGACCTACTAACAACCAGACCAGGTGGAGTAGTTAGAACTAAACAACCACCGAATCAAGTAATGCAACCTTTGCAATCACAACCAATCTCACAACAAGCATTTCCAATGCTAAGTTATTTAGATACAGTTAGAGAAGCAAGAACTGGTATTACAAAATCAGCACAAGGATTAGATGCAGATACTTTAAATTCAAAAACTGCAACTGGTGTAAATACTTTGATGACACAAACGCAAATGCGTTCAGAATTAATTGCTAGAATATTTGCTGAAACAGGTGTGAAGGATTTGTTTAGAAAAATATTTGAACTAATGGTTAAATATCAAGACAGAGAAAAAATTGTAATGTTAAACAATCAATACATTCCTGTTAAACCTACAGAATGGAAAGATAGATTTAATATTAGTATTGTAGTGGGTCTTGGAACTGGTTCTAAAGAACAACAAACAGTTATGCTGAACAGCATTTTGGAAAGACAAATACAAGCATTTCAATTACAAGGTGGAAAAGAGATGCCAATGGTTTCATTAAAAAATATTTATAATACTTTAAGTAAAGTTATTGAAAATGCTGGTCTTAAAAATGTAGAAAATTATTTTGTAGATCCTGATATTGGAAAACAAATGATGCCACCTCCTCAACCACCACCATTAACACCTATTGAAAAAATAGAATTTACTAGAATTGATGCAGAAAATAAAAGAAAAATTGCTGATCTTGAATTACAATCTAAAGAATTGGCACAAAAAACTCAAGAGATGCAACTAGACTTTGAGGCTAAAATAAAAGAAATGGCCTTGAAATATAATACGCAACTTGATACAGCAAAAATTAAAGCAGATGCAGACTTAGATAAAATGCTTATGTCAAGTGATACTAAAATTATTGAACAGGCACAGAAATCTGCTAATATGTTTAGCGATCAATTAAAAGGAATAAATGAAAGCGAAAGACCAGGCGGACAGGGCGGTGGAGATCAGCCGATCCAGCGAAGCCAAACAGATATTAGGGAATAAAATTTTTATAGAGGCCATTGAATCTCTAAAAAAACTTTATTCTGAAGCACTTCTTGAAAAAACAGGTGCTAAAGAAAGTGATACTAGAGAAAAACTCTGGATTGCTTATAATGTTGTTGGAAAAGTAGAGCAACATCTACAAACTGTTATTGAAACAGGGGAACTTGCAACTAAACAGTTGGAAGATTTCAGAAAACAACAGAATAATACAAAATTTTAACCAAGATGGTTAGAATAAGCCAAGTCATAAAAGACAGCTTAACAATAGGAGGACTTAATGTCTGACCAAAACCCATTACTGAACAATGCTTCAGTACAAGGTGCAGCAAAATCTATTGAAGGTTTGATGGACACTAAAGGTGTTATCAAAAAACCTCAAGAAGAAGCAGCACCAGTTGAACCAAAAGAAGAAGTTGAAGCGAAAGTGGAAACTGAAACAGAAGAACA